ATATATTTATATTGATCAATAATTCCAATGTCACCGCCTGACGCCGATTTAGTCGATATTACTTGGATAATAATATTTTCACCTGTTGAAAAGGGTGTGTTGGCGGGAGGAGAAATGTCCCCATTTCCTTTGGCGAGATAATATTTCCCCGCCTCATAATAGTTTCCTTCAGATGTTAAATTATACATCGTAATAATATCGACAAATGGTGACATTTTGGAATAATCAGAAGAGGTCTCAGGGTTAGAAATTCCACGAGGGAATCCGCCTATATCTCTTTGTAAAACATTATTAAAAGTTGTGTAGGTAGATCCGCTTCTATCTTTTGGGAAACATAATTGATTTTGTAGTGGAAGAACTGCCGTATTTCTTCCACAATGATTAACATAAAAACCCAATTCCAATTCTGCTTTATTGTCGAGAATATTATTTTCATTTTCTCCGATAAATTCTATAACATCTTGATTGGCGCCTTTCGAATTGATACATCCTGCCTCAAGTTGAATGGTGTCCCCTATATCGACTGAGATCCCAGTTGTAGAAACATTATTCGTCCAACGATTTTTAAATTCGTCCTGGTTTTCAGGTATCCCATTGACGTTAACTTTAGATCTTGTTCTATTACATTCTACTATAATATTTTTTATATATTCCGTCATATCTTTATAATAAGATTATATTTTATTATAAACATTTAATCTACAAAAAAAGTGGTAGTCATTCCAACACTTTCGTATATCCGTTATACCAAACTGTTGAAAAGACTACCAATAAAAAAAAAGAAATTGAATTAGGCGGAAACTTCAATGGTTCCGTTTTGTATCTTCATAGTTCGTTCCACCTGCGCCCAAACTCTCATAGTTCGTGCCTGATTATCTCCTGTTACACGATTATAAGTTTTTGTGATCTGAATTGGTTTGACTCCAATCTGTGTCCCTGCGCCGAGCATGTTCACGCCAGTTGTTGAGAGGTCTAATCCTGTATAATGCTGAGTAGATCTGGCGTTCTCAATATTGGCGTGACCTTCTAAGACAACATTTTCAGATATTAAACTTTGATTAACTGGTCTTGTTGATTGACTTTTATCGGTATCACAATCGAAAGAATAAAGGGTGGTGGGAACTCTTAAAGGTCTTCCCATGGCATATCTTAACTCATTATATTTCTGTGGTGCCTCTTGGAGGTTACGATCGAAAACTCTTGAATCATTAACTCTGAAATTTAATTCGTCTGGAACTCTACCTTCGGAAGAAACATATTCTCCACACCAATCCGCCCCAGCATTGTCCCCAGGGGTTGTCTTTTGGTCTGCGATAAGAAGACTTCTAACAACACGACCCGCGACAGCGATTTCATTTTCGACTCTCTGTTGGGTTACAACTCCGCCACCAGGGTTGGTGACTGCTGAAGTCTGGACTTCAGTTAAAATTAAATCTTCATATAATTCCACCATACCATTTTCACTGGCGATTCGTGCGGCGGTCTGATTCATAGTGTCGTCATTATAGAATAAATGATCTGACATAAATTTAATATTTGTTAAAGAAGGAACGGCGCTAGTGTCACCAGCGTAAGCGTTTGGGAAACAACAGATTTTATTCTTGGTTCCATTTGGTTGTCTGTTAAATCGAAGTCTTATATATACTTGTTCTTTCATGGCAAATAAAGGCAACTGTCTTAAAATCATGGCAGGGAAAAGACTACTTAAAGGAACTGAAAAAACTGGAGTTGTTGAGGCGTCAGTAGTGGGTTTAATAAATCCTGGAATACTGGCAGTAGTTAAAGCGGTGTTATATACTAAATCTTGATACGAAATTTTTCCAGCAGAAGTCTCCGCCCATCTATCACCACAGGCACCTGATTTAATCATGTCGACGTAGGCACGATGCTCAGGTGAGTCAAGTTGTCTTATGGCGGTCTGTCTGTGTGCGTATTTTTGATTAGACATAATAACTTTAGTTCCGACCTGTAATTCACAACTATCGATAAGAGAATGAATACCAGTATTAATAGGGAAAAATCCAGCGTTATTACACTCGACAGCAAGTTGAACAAAGGAACCGCCATCAAGGATCCCATTCATGGGTAGTTGAAACACCACTTCATTATTTGTGGAGGTAATAGGATCTAACTGTTCTGTCCTAATTTCTAAAGATTGGATCGATTTTGAAGGAGCAATTTTGAAAGCGTCTGGGAGTTGAGATGCGTTACTATTCATTTATATTATTAACTAATATAAAAAAATAATAAATTTATTTTATTATTTTTAAACTAAAAAAAATATCTTAAACTTTAATTGACAACCATTATTCCACTTGGAGAATATTGGAGAGTGTTTTGAGCAAGAACATAAGTATATATGGCGTTTGGACTGACTCCAACTGGGTTAGTATTTACGGCGTTCTGAGTATTGAGAGAAGACTGGATCCTGGTGGCGTAATTTTGTCCTCTAAATGAAACACCAACCCGACTAACATTATCACAGGCAATTCCTATTCCGAAATTTCTTGAACCTTTATCAACTGCGGTGAGTTTTTGTGGTTCTCTTGAATATACTGAAAGTTGGTTTCCACCAAATCCAATTCCTTGATTATTATTTGTCATTGTGAATAAATTATGAAGAGGTCGGAAGGCATTAAGGAAATTGGATAAAACCCCCACTTCGGGTCTTGATTCTGAAGAGGAAGTTTCTGAATCTAATTCGTAATCTAAGGCGAGTTTTACACCACCACGAGTGAAGGAAACTTTATCGAGAACAACTTTCTCTCCATAAGCACCACCAGCGATCTTATTCTGTAACATATTAGTTTCGAAACTATCGTTATTGTAATTATTGGCATGAGGAACTGGGAGGAAATTATGAATAACAGATAAAACATTTGAATTGGCGAGATTATACTGTTGAGTTGAATCACTTGAATTAATAACACTGTAAAGGGAATTAAAACTGTTATAAGAAAAGGCACCAGTTCCAGGGACGCTTAATTGTTGTTGTCCAGCGGCATCAGGCACCAAAAGATCGGCGGTGAGGGTTACGTCTGAAATTTGGTAGGAAGCGCCTAACCCATCAGCAGCATTGGCGCCACTTAATGCCATCTGGTCGGCGGCGAGTTCGATTTGGATATTGAGACCCCTAACTCCATTAGTTCCTAAAGGTATACTGACCCCAGATTGGAGCATGCCAGCATAGATAGGAACTGAGAAAGAAACTTCATTATTTACTAAAAGACTTGAGGGAGCGTCGATTCCTAAAGCGACAGAAGTAAGTCCGTGTTCATTCATAAAGGTTTCCTGAGAATTTACTGAAGGAACAAGAGAGGCGACTAATCTACCATACTGTCTGATTGATTCTAATGTCTGACCAGTTTGTTCGGAACTTAATACTATATTCTGGATCATTCCTGAAATTCCGACTTTATCGTTTAATTGGATGTTAGTAAGACCTCCGCCCTTGGCGCTTTGGTTATCTGGTAAAACTTCACCAGCGGTCTGAACTCGAAGTTTTCCGTTAAGACGGACGGAAGACGCTTTAAGTAATTTATTAGAGGCGGCAATTTGAATGGTTATAATAGGATTCCCACCCTTAAAAGAGTAGGTGTTGTTTGAAGGTTGGTTGTTAGGTGAGATCTGAACTTTTTCAACTTGAGCGATATTCATTTATATTATTAACTAATATAAAAAAATAATAAATTTATTTTAAATTATTTTAAACTAAAACTGAAACTCCATCTTTATTAATTACTAATCTACGTTTATGGAAAATATAATTATTAAATAATTTGTCCTGTCCTGCTGTGCTTTCGTAATCGACTCTAAGAGATAATGAATTATCCTTTAAATTAAATACCTGTCCATATCTTGTAAAAGCACGACCGATGACGAAATGTTCATGGATCTTATGTAAATTTCTTACTGGTTCCCCAATATTCTGGATTGATTTCTGTAATTCTGATAAGTGAAGAGCATCACTTCTAAACTCTCTGCCTAATCCTGTTCCTATCTGTTGGGAATATCTTGATAATTCTACAACTCTATTAGGGATCATATGAGTTCCGAAAACAAATTGATAATTTCTGGCGTTGTCTGGTTCACCTACAAGGGAACTTAATGCGACATCTCTAAAGTTATTAACTGCGAGAGGTTGAGAAAGACACGAGAGCGCTCTACTCTGTTGAGCAGGGATTAAGCAAGTTGTTAAACCTGTTTTATTTGATTGATTATGTCTATATAAAGTGTATGTATCATAATCCATGGCAATTCCTTCCGCTGAGGTGGCACGTCGGGTTAACGCTTCGGCATAACTCTGGGGAGGTTCAACCTTAAGAACAACCATTTCAACGTCACTCATTGTATATGATGGCGCTGGATAATTTCCAGATCCGCCCCCTTCCCCGACGGCACCATCTCCCTTCATAATTACGCCTGTCTGTGCGAGGGATCTTTGTGAAGGTTTGACATATACTTTGGGACTATCCCCAGCGGCATAGGTGTGAGTAAGACCAGTGCCTTCGGCACGTTGGGGAACATACTGAACACCAAGGTCGGTTCCGTCAATAAAGAAACCATCAATAACACCTAATTTTTCTCCCTGTCCAATATCGGCACCCGCGGTTTTCTCAACAAATAAAACATCACCAATTCCAAAAGGATTATTTCTCTGATTATCATTAGTATTGACGGCAAGTTTTACGGAATAGGCA